ATGACAGATGCACAGTTTGAATTAAATTATCCACGTGAAAAATATGAGTATGTGAGAACTCGGATGCGAACTAAAGGAACAATGGGACAAACCGAGATTGAGTATTTTGATATAAAATCGAAAGAGACTGGTGACGTTGTTCTTCAGGCAACCAGAACCGAGCATACAAATCTAAGGGGCTTAGACACTACGGTAAGTTGGGATTGGTAAGTAGCAAAAAAGCCGTTATGCTATATGCAAACGGCTTTATATCAACCTCCGCTGGTCAACAAAATGATAATTCTAATAATATCACCCAATGGCATTTGGATTAATGCAATACCAAAATAATCTGCAATCGGGATTAATATATAGGAGTAAGCGAGTATAGCAACGCAAATGTAACCTAACGCATTACGCCACGTTAAACCATTTTTTATTTCCTCTCTATTGGTTTCATTCGTTTCCTTAATGGGTGCATTATCATCAACGGTCTTGGTTGTAGTAACATTTTCAGTACTAGTAACATTAGTACTGGCGGTCATACCCATCAAAATATTGATTATTTTCTTGATAAAATCTAACATTTTCATTCCTCAATAATTAGACAACAAAAACTATAGTAGTGTTTACCCTTCACAAATAACTTTCCATTATCGATTACACATAGTTTCATTACTTCGCCTTGTAATTTCCATGTAAGTATGTCACCTTCTGAGAATGATTGATTCTTCTCGAAAATGATATTCATATGATATTCACCATTATAATTCTTGCTGATCTGTTTAAGTTTCTTCTTGCATCGCCTATTACTTCCCTCGGCAATATGTACATTATGCGTTGCTATACTATTGGCAAATGGTGTAATTCCATCGACTAATATGTATGGCGTCATTTCGTCATAGTGTTTATCGTACATCATATTCCTCTTGTAAATTTGTAAGTACCACGCATTGTGGCAATAATCTTTTCTACTCCAATTTCGGCATTCTTATAGAAGTCATATACAATTTTACGCTTCTTATTCTCACGTACACCAATTACCCTCTTACGTCGTCCTGCCTCGGTCTTGGCTTTTTTACTTGTATCAATTAATCTTTCCTTGCCACCGCTCTTTACCACCTTATATCTACCACTATCAATATTACTTTTCAGTCGTGGAATGTTTCCCTGTGCGGTAAGTCGTGCAGAACTTGTAGGTACGAATTTTTCGATGATATCTGGCTGTACAATTACGTCATAGAGATACTTTGCCTGTAGCTCCTTAATCTTGATTGTCGCTGTAATACTTCCATCACTATGTTTATTATAAAAGTACAGTACTGCTCTTTGTGTGAAAGATACCGCCCCTTTATCAATTGCATTATTCATACCCTGCTGTAGATGTACACTCAATGCCTTTGTCTGGAGTATAAATTCACCATCAAAGTTATCAATAACCTTACCCACGGCATTATTGAGATATTTCTTGGTATTTCCAAGGTTGGTTATTTGAATTCCCTTACCTGCCATTGATATATGTCTCCTTCAAATAATCCAGTACTATCATTGTACGGGGTTTGATTTTCTCGATTCGGTACTTCTCCATTACTGCTTTATTGAGTCGATATGAACTACGACATGTTTCGCCAATCAACATGGATTCGGTAAATGTCGCTTCGTTGCATGTGGTATACGCCCATAGAATGATCTTGCGGTATGCATAACCTTGTGCAATACGATTCTGTACTGTTTTGGAACTCGATTCGTATTCACGCCAGTTACTTTCCTTGGTGGTCTTCTTGATATTTTTTGCATCCTTTATACCTCGATATATATTTTTCTTACCTACATAAAAATATCCATCGTCAAATAATATTAAATAGACGAAAGTACAATAACTTCCATTGGTTAATTCGTCTTCGTTCCAGTCGTTCGGATTAAATTCCCATTCCATACATCCCCCTAAATACCATATCATTATTTATTCGGGAGATATCGGATGGACATTATTTCAAAATTGAAGCAATACGAACGGAACAAAAGAATACCAAGCCCATATGGGTTATTATCGAAATGGAATGTTTCGTGTATATAAAGATAGTCTCGGCTTTCCCACGATTGGATATGGACACCTATTAAAACCGGGCGAAAGTTTCCCTAATGGAATTACCGAGGAGACTGCCGATAAAATTCTATATAATGATATAGTTTCGGCACGAAATGATTCATATAAATTGGGTCTTGCCCTTCCTAATGACTGGCAAGATTTTATGGTACTAATGGTATTCCAATTGGGAATTACCAAAACTCGACAATTCAAAAAAATGATTGCTGCATTGAAGAAAGGCGACTATAAAGAGGCAGTAGTACAGGCAAAGTCCTCGGCATGGTATGTACAAACGCCAAATCGAGTTGATGCAATGATTGCCGACCTAACAAACAAATAAAAATAGGGATAGCCGCTTGGTTATCCCTTTGTTTTTATGCTGCCTCGGCCTTTTGTGTGAGTATACCCAATACTCTCTCAAGTTTAACCTTAATATCATTAACATTGTCCGTTAACGAATTCAGTACCGAATTGTGAGTTTTCATCCCTTCTTTAAGATAATCGATATCTTTTACCATTAATGATTTATCAGTTTCCAATTTGGTAATCTTATCAATTAAATCAGCAGTATCATTCGCCTTATCTCGGACAATTGAATATACTAATGCAACTAATGATATTACAATTGGAATGATAACTATAATTGTATTCATATATTATATTCCATTATTAATTGACTCAGAAATATTTATCATTTAATAACCTGTAAAGTATGCCAATGGAATACGTAATTCTCTATTACCAACCGCATCCAAGTAACTTCGTTGATATTGATTTGGATATTGTAATTGCCATGTAGTTGCATTAACTCTTTTTACTGCAATACCACTATATCCAAGTGCACCTTCACCATCAGAGACATTGAAAGGCATTGCACTATATAAAAACCAAGGATTCGCTGGAGTGTTAATTGTAATTGTATTTGCCAGATTATAACCTGCCGGTATTGTAAAAAAGCCTACAATACGTGGCATTGTTCCCGCTGCACTTGCTGACCAAACCAAACGCCCGGAACCATCAAAACAATCCAAATATCCACTTGATATTGCAGTATCATTACGAGTAATCATGAACCTTGCACTATTAGTTGCATGGAACATTCCTGCACCTGGAAATGCATATTCACCATCAATTGTCATTTGACACCATACGGATAATGTTGGATTATTCGTTTCAAAAAATTGATATGGAAGAAAACCCAATTGAGCACCAGTACCAAATGCAGATTTTACCGCTGTATAATATCCATAATCCATCAGTGGTCTATCAATATATTTTAACTGACTAGATACAGTACTGCGATTATTACTATCGATGGTTAATGCACCTGCGGAATTATAGACTTCGAATCCAGACATTATACCTCCCACTTATAGACGACGAATTGGTATGTTCCATATATACCGCCGGTTGGAAGGTACTTTGCTGTAAAGAATCCTTCCTGACAATCGCAGTACCATTCATTCATATTATATTTATTTACGGGAAATGCCACCCATCCATTATGATGCATTCCCGGTACATTAATATTGAAGTTATCCACGCCGCCCTGAGAACTAATTGAGTAAGTTCCCATATAACGCATATTATAATCTCCAATATCCACTACCAGACGCCCGGAGGCATCCCAACATTGTAACCCCTGTGCCATTACCATAACCCCATACGTACACGCAGTACGTTATTGTTATCCCAAATTTGTATTAGATTATTATTTATTTGCATTCTTCCAGTACCGCCACTACCAAGTATATTTAATGTACCATTCTTATCTAGATTCCAACCATTATTAGGATAGTTGTAACTTTGGATATAACTTCCAATCTTCGCGTTGGTTATTTCTCCATCAATAATCTTGGCACCATTAATACTGGCATTGGCGAGCTTAGAATTCGTAACACTTAAATCTCCGTATATATGCTGTACCGATACTACCCTGCTGTATCATCGCCGTTTGAAGGTATGTAGTATTATTCTTAACTACAAATGGTGGTGTACCCCCCACGGCTGCGGCATCACTGCCAGAAATTACGAATTTATTTGCGGCAAAATAGATTGCCGTGTTATCAGGAATAGAACTATCGGCAATAAGTCGCATACCTGCAACGGTACCATTTGCATTTACACTTAGTGAATAACTCGCATTTACATTATCTGTATCGGCCTTGGCGGATAGTTCCTGACTTACAGTTGCAAAACCATCATCCGTTTGTGCCTGTAGCTGTGTAATCTGCTGTGTGAATGCACTATCCATATCTACTACGGTTTTGCTTAGTTCACCAATACTTGCCGTATTACCATCAATATTATTCTGTAACTTATCAACCTGTACATTCGTATATGCATTACTCTCATTTACAGCAGTATCTAGTGTATTACTAAGGCGTGTATCTAGATCCAAAATACCATTAATGGCGTCGGCATCTTCTTGCGTAAATTGATATTTTGAATTTATGGTAATTTCTTGCTCGGCAGTATATGTAATATTGTCCATTCCAAATACATCATATGCACCCGCCTTAACATAGTAGGTACCATCGGAGATATTTGGAATACTATCAAATTCTGGCTTATTCGAAATATATGTAGTACTGGTAGTACCGGAACGGATCTGTACTCCCACCCCTGCATAATCTGGTTCATTTTCGCCCTGTTCCCAACTTGCAAAGAGATTACCAAAACCACCAGTAATGGTTAGACTCTTAAGGGGTAATGCCTGTTTATTCTCTACGGTTATTTTAACTTCGGGAGAATATGTCCCTGCACTAAATCCAATTGCCGTAATACCGATGGTAGGTTTACGCAATCTATTGATATTCTTATCCAGTGTAAAATCAAATGTATTATCGGTAGTTCGATATGTAGATACTACGGTACTACCATCATATATCTGTACTTGATAGTAGTTGAAATAATCGGCAAATGTACGTCCATTAAGGGGAATGGGTTTCTGATTATCCCATACGAGATTGAAGTTACTATATGGTGTTACATATCCGGTACCATTGGATAGTACAAGACCAGTGATCGGAGGTAATGCAAAATCATATTCGGGTACAATACCATCCTTCGTTACCTTCTCGGATAACAATCCAATATCATTATATGCTGCCACGGCAAAATCGTATTTCTCCTGGTCGGCAATACCAAATATGGTAAACAGTGTTTCATACTTGGATGCACTACCTGCATATGTCCATGTATCGGCAGTGGATAGTTTATAATAGATATAATATCCACGTAGGTGAATATCTGGGCTTTCCGTCCATGTAACATCGATTACGGTACCGTATTGTGTATTTCCACGTTTTACAACGTCAACATTACTGGGTGGTACTACGATTAACGCCGGATTGATGATTACACCCGGTGGCGACCATATGCCCGGATCGGTACCATCATATACGGCATCAGGCCATTCCACACATGTTAGGGAAACATACCCCGCACTACTTTGGGTAGTCTGAATTTCCTTGGATACAATCTTGAACTTACCATTAATTTCACACTCGGCATTCTTGATATTGATGCAGTCCATTACCTTTAGATCCATTGCATCATTGGTAGTGAATGTGACGGTACGTAGTATGAATTGTCCCTTACGTAATTCGATATTACCCAACTTTGCAAGTGTTTCAGTATCATATACCCAGGAATAATCACGGCTTATGGCAATTACCTTTCCATCCTTCATTACGATTGGATCATTAATATCGGAAGGTAAACGCAATACATCCGTATTATACATCGCAAGATCTGACGTATTTGTATATTTCAAATCCATTGTATTGAAGTAATCAGTTTGACCAGAACCAATAACGGTAAAATCTCCAAACATCATACTTTCATCAAAATCTCTAACAGCAAGTTTCTTATAATCGGCAGAAATGCAGATCTGACCCATATAGGTATAAAGCAATCCATTGAACGATTGCAGTACTAAATCAATATTTTCCTTATAGGTAGATTGATATGATAGAGAACCATTTGCATAGTAGTGCATTGCCTTACAATAGGATGCAGCCTCCATAAATGTATCCACATTAATCAATGCAGGATTGACGCCCATTCCATATATACTATTGGTGAGAATATCATAGATAATACTTGGTGGATTGGAACTGCATTTCTCTACACCATCGGCAAGATCCATAATTTTCTGACCCTTTAACTCAACAGTCATGGTAAATTGATCATTTACAAGTGTATTGCTTTCTAATGATTTTTGCGTTTTCTTGATTACAGTACTGATACTTACAACGCCCTTACCATAGAAGTTATCCTTCCATTTAGAACCTGCATATTGTTTGGCAAGAGTTTTTGTATTGGTATAGTTACCACCAAATCGAACTTCCAATTGTAGTAATCCACGATAACGTTCTAATAGATAGCTATCTGGTACAATACCATCCGTAGTAATGGGTACTCCCAATACTGGTTCTTGATCGATATAAATTTGTTGTATGTGCTTTTCGATACCCGCATAACATGACGTTTGTTCACTGAATAGATATTGACTCTGGTCATTAAGGATATTAACCCAACTACAGATAGTACCAGTTAGAATAAATGAACCACCATCAACACCGTTTTTATGTGGTAAGTCTCCACCATATATGACGGGTAATCCGTGTGGTTGGACTTGTACTACGAGATAGAGAATCCGATACATCACTATAGGGAGTAATACCTAATGTTGGCATCAGGGAAGTCATTGCAAGGGATAATGCACCTGCGGCGGCTCCCCATCCCAATGCAGCCAATGCAGTACCACCACTAAAATATACGGCGGCTGCGACAACTACGGCAGTAAGTACCGCACTAATGAAACCACCAATTCCACCACTCATGTATCACTCCTTACTCTATAGTATTTGCCTTTGGGCTTATTAATTAAGCTAAATGTAGTATGTTCATCTGTCGCAGTGAGTAGGCGACCACTTACCACCAATCCAATATTCATGGGATCATCGAAAAAGAGTAGATCACCATCAATAGTATGTTCTCTCTGTACTTCATCACAGTGCTGAATTATGATTTCCTGTACTGAGGCATAGCCAACCTTCTTAAGATTTGATATTCCAGATTTAAGAGATGTATATTGTGCCTTGCTAACCCAATCAGTACCCGCGATATGATCCAGTACCTTAAGGGCTATAATATTACAATCGGCATCACTGCCGTATTCGTGTTGCATTCCTATTACATCACTTGCAATTTCATATATTTTATTCAACATTATTTGTATTTCCATATTTGATTTTGGTTAACTTGACCAAGAAGGGAAAAGAATTCATCCCCTGGATAATATGATTGATATGCACTATTGGCGGCAATCAATGATGGTTGTATATCCAGTTTCTGATAAACACTATTAAGATATACGGTTAATTCATTCTTTCCCTGAATGGGATCGGTAACGCTCTGGAAGTAATCGACATATCCAGAATATATAAGGATGGTACCGATTATAGTTGCCGTCTGTGGATTCATAATTGCCAACTTGATATTAAATTGGGCATTACGAAATGCATTAGATAGGGCAAGTGACCTTACAGAAGTATTTACATTACTGATCTTTAGAGATAATTGATTGTTATTAATGCCCTTTTCTTCGGTTACAGATTTAAGTGAATCACCAATGATAAATGGAAAACTTGTATAACGATATCCAACTACATCAAGATCAATTAATGAATCCGTCCAGTGAAAACCACTCATATCATCGGGAAATAAGTCATAACAGAATACGATCACATTAATTCCAAATAGATCTGGAAATGATAACTCGGTTTTATCAGTACCATATCGTTCATTATAATATGCAATAATATCTGGATTTGTTAGGAAATCATCCATCGATAACCTCCCTCCCCTTAATACTCACGTCAACCTTATTTGCAATTGGCATTGTCCAGTCATTATCTGGATCGATGGTCATTTCTACCATGAGATTATCATATTTTACCACCTCACCCATTTGTACATTCTGCTGTAGAAATGGGAATACGGTAATGGAAGTGGATGTAGTACCGGGCATTACTCGGTACAATTTGTTATGATTACTAAACTGAATGAGAGATCCAATTTCCAGTTTATTATTACATGGGAATGTACTATTACCCGCTGCGGTAGTGCTAGTTACATTCAGTACACCCGTTTGTACTCCCGCATACTTGCCATATAGACCAAGGCCAATCATGAATGGTCGAGATTGTGAATATGTCGCCATGAATTTATTGAATTCGGGATAACTTCGCTTATTAAACTGTAATGTTATGGATACTTCATAGTACTGGATTCCGTGTACTACGTGTTACCCTTTGACCAGTCCATGAAGTATTTGCATATTGTGGCTCAATGCTTTTAAGTGAAACATTCACCTTAATTGCATCGGAAAATTTTTGAATATCACTCATTATCTATTCCTTTGTTGCGATTGATTGAATGCCTGCATTACACTGTTTTTATGTTTCTGTAGCATCTCATTAAATTTCTTATCGTCACTACCATCACTACCGTTGATTATTAATGGTGCATTAATTGTAGTATTTCCGATTCCCTGACCATTACTATTTGAATTTTGAGAATCTAAAAAACGAGTAAGTTTATCATTACTTGTTTTATTTACTACGCGTTCACCACCCGCAAGTAAGAATGATTTGTTATTCATACTTTGCGGTACTGAATCGATACCATCGTGGAATTGTCCTGCAACACTTGAGATCCCTGCAATTAATGTTGCACCTTGTGCGGCAACACTTGCCATTGCGGCGGCACGATCTGCGGGAGTTAAACCCTCTGCCATTGCCTTTGAGATTGCCGTATACATGCTCATTGTTGCGGAGGCAATATTAAATCCTGCCTGTGCCATTACGAATGCCTTGGCGGCTCCACTCTGTTTACCAAATGCCTTGGCGGCAATATCGGCAAGAGATCCCGCAGTACTAGCATAACTATCCAATGTCTGCAATGATGTCTTTTGTTGTAGGTCTAAACTTTCGGCCTCATAACTATTCTGAATATCCTGTTTACGTCTCTGGAATTCATCCCATGATATTAACTGCTTGTCATATAATGCTTGCTGTACTTCGGATAATGCCGAATAACGGGCTTCCATATTGGCCTTTTGCGTTTCAATTGTGTCTTCTCCATGAAGTTCATTATTGAGACTATTACCCATCTGGTTAGCCATATCCTTTGTGACACCACCATTCTTGATGGTATTAATTTGGTCAACTAATGATTGATTTGGATTACTTAAACCAAGTTGACGCATTAATTCGTCGTTAGTCTTTTTGGAAGTAGCTGCACTATTTGCATCAAGTAACTTTTGGATCTCGGCCTTGGATTTACCCAATTTAGTACCGGATTCGGTGATTGCCTTGGCTTGTGCTTCTCCCTGTCGAATGATTTCATCCAATTGGCGTTTACCACCATCGGCAATGGAATCCACCAATAACTTATCCCACTTCTCTTGGGCTTGTGTGCGTTCCTTAGCGGCTTTTTCGGCTTCGGCCTGTGCTTTCTTGGCTGCGGCGGCTGCGTCGCGTGCTGCCTTATCTGCGGCGTTTTTGGCTGCATTGGGGTCTACCCATCCACCAGTTAAAGGTTTTGCCGCTGGTTTGGTAAACTTGCCCTTGTTGGCTTCATATCCTGCCTGACTTCTTTTGATGAAATCATTCTCGGCAGATCCTGAAATAAAGGCACTATCTAATGAATCCTTACCTAGTAATTTTTTAAGTGTATCGGGAATCACCCCCTTACCACCCAATAGGAAATTATCTGCACCACGATACAACATCTGCATAAAATCGGTACTGGTCCAATCTTTATTCATCAATGTGTATAATGTATTAAGTTCCTCTACTGTAGGAGTAATTGCACTATAAAGCCATGTCTGTAATGAAGTGGTTACAGTATTAAGATTACCATCAAATGTACTAAATGCTGCGGAAGTCTCATTAGTAATTGTCACCGATTCACTTTGTATGGCATTCAATGCATCTTGAGTGTTTTTATACTTATCCAGTACTGAAGTTAATCTACTAGCATCACTTCCTAGAGATTCCAATAGGAACTTTTGATCAGCAATAGTTGCTCCGGCATCCTTCATTTTATAATAGGTATCAATAACAGCCTTAATACCACCATCTGCCTGATTTAGATATTTGGTAAAGTCTTTAACATCCAATCCTACAGATTTAATATCATCTCCGACACCACCACCGTTACGAAAAGCATCCCCCAAATGATCTAAAACATCCTGGTTTATGTCCAATAATTTTTCGGAATCTAACCCCGTTTCACGAAATGCCTTACCAAGTTTTTGTATTTCACTTACTGATAATCCCGATTGTTTGGATAACTGGTTAAGTACACGAACCTGATCATTTAACTGGATTACCAGACCACCAACGACAGTTGCAGCAAGGCCGTACTGCACCAGTGAATGAAGTTAGTGCAAAACCTGCCTTACCTAAACCATCGGCAATCCCACTTGCAAAACCACTACCAGTATTTTTACCAAAATCATCAAGGCTTTTTTGACCACCTTTCAATGCCTTTTGTAATCCGGTTGTATCACCATTAATCCTGACTACAATTTCTTCATTTTTTGCCATTCTTCCTTTCCTCAATTCGTTTCTTTATTTCTTCACGGCGTCGATTACCTTCTTCGATTGTTGCATTTTGTCTATCCAATACCCTCTGTTCTTCCTTGCCTTGTGTTGTAAGCCACGGATATTCAATCACATCAAGAAAATCAAAATCGGTCATCTTAAGGTTCTTACGTGCCTTAGAATCGAGATTTGGATTATTCATTGTAAGATTATAATTACTCCATGCATGATACATCATATCGATTCGGGTACCCGATGGTTCTACGTTTGAATCATAAACTTGCAGATAATCAAATAGCCCATCGGGGAATGATTCGATTGTAGATGGACTATGACCAGCCATTATTAATTTTAGGTATAGTTTTAGCTGACTATCTGCCCTTATTTTTTTTCGATTTCTTCTACCTTATTGGTTTTGGAAGTAAGTTCCATAATTGCATTCCAAATTTTCAGTACATAATCATATGAGACTTCATGGATATCAATATATTTCTCGCTTGGTTCTAATGAAAAGATTGGCTGTCCATTTTCATCTTCGGCACAAAATACCACAGTACTGAAATAGTCAGTACATTTTTCCACGTCACCACTTTTTGGTACATGAATCTTAATGGTAAATCCTTCAATTTCAAAATCATGATTTTCTGGTTTTAGTTTTTTCTTTAATGCTTCAATATTCATTCCATTCTCCAATAAAAAAGGGAAAGTGAAATATTTCACTCTCCCATTATTTAGTGGATATCCATTATAGACTTGGTGGAACGTATACACCCTCGGCAACTGCACCGCCATCAACGGCAAGTGTAACTGCCATAGTTACTACTTGATCTTTATCACCCGCCTTGGTGGTAGTTGAAACAAATGCCGTATATACCTCAAAATAACCATTGGTATGTGCGGCATCATCAAAATAGGTAACGCGGAATTGTGCACGCTTTTGATCGTCTGCTAGTTGTTTTAGTTTTAGATGTACTGTGTTATCTGGTAGCCAGTTTACCGTTACTTCGATATCGGGAACTTTCTTAGTACCGAGTAGAGTACGGTTATATGCACTATTAAATGTCTTTACATCAATTACAGTAGATTCGAATCCGTGATGTTACGAATTCGGCAACTTCCGGTACCATTACAAAATCGGTTGCTACAGTACCATCTGTGGTTGCAGTACCAACTTCGAGGCTAATATTAGCACCACTAAAAATATCAAATTTACTTGCCATTAATATATTTCCTTAAGGTTGTGGGGAATGTTATTCCCCTTCATTATATTTACTCTTTAATTCATTTAGTTCCTGAGATAGTTTCTGTACTACCAATATTAAGTCGGCAATCATTGCATTACTATCTACGTTCATTATTTGGAATTCGGTACCTATATCATCGGTGGTAGTGCCACCTAGATATGCATATTTGGCACCCGGAATTGCATCAAGATCCTGTGCAATCCAACCACGTTGCACACGGTCAATACTCTTGAATTTGAATTCACTAATCTTAACTTGGTTGATTCGGTCAAGTGCATTTACGGCATCATCAGTACTAATCGGTACAATATCTTCTTTTAGACGGCGATCCGAACCTGCTACCTGTAAGTCTCCCAATGGGGATGTAGTTTGTCCACCACTGCGGAATCTCCAAATTCTATCACTACCGAATCCATTTAATCTTAATGACATATAATGCTCACTACCGGTATTTTCTTCTAACCATAGATTACAATATGCACCGGATGCATCACCACCAGACCAACCTCCGCGACCATCCATTTTCATTTGGAATAGACCACCAATATTAATTTGCTGTGATGTGGTTACGGTTGCCTTCGAATATACTTGTCTTGCAAATGTTCCAGGCTCGGTACAGTTGAATGATGAATAGCAGTTAATACCACCGCCAAACTGTGCAGTACTATTGAATACGGTTGTCGAACCACTAAATGTTGCATATTTGGTAGAACTGATACCACCCGCTGCATTGATAATACCATTGGTAGTTACATTTTGTTTGAATGTTGCAGTATTATCGAAATTGGTAGCACCACCAAATGTTATAACCCCATTTAGAGTATAATCACTTTCGGAATCCAATAATTCTGCCCATACAGACCATACATTACCACTCGTAGTAATCTTACCATAACGAACATAAGTTTTATTGGTAGTACTACTTGCAAGTGTTTGTCTACTGGTTGCATCATTTGCGGTATTCTGACGCATGGATTCAACACGTAGTGTAAAGTTTCCATCTACACCCGGCGGCATATTGGTTATATTTGCACCACCTCCGCTCGTCTTACATACAAATAGATTTTCATTACCTTGGTCAGTACCGACGAAAATGAGAGTATTGAGATCGCGAGTAGTGCCAGTTAAATCAATGGCAATTCGCTTACCACTGTACATATTGAATGTTGCCGTACCGCTACTGGTTATACTTCCAAGAGTAACTAATCCATTAAAATTTGTCGCACCCGTAAAGTAATGTCCTTGTGAATTCCCATTATATTGAATACTGGAATCTGTATCACCATTTGGACGGAAGAAAATTCCCTGACTACCCGTAGTAGTACCACTATTGGAACTAATAATTAATGCCTTTGTACCGTTATCACGTATGGTAGATTGTCCAAGAGTTAGAATTGAGTTGGCATCACTTCCGGGATTGATCGTAATATCGGCATTGAAAGATTGTTTAGTACTGAAATTATTATCTTTATTCATGAATGCAGGACTATCACGTTCGGTAATCATATTCTTGGGAACGATTGGTGTATATCCTGTCGGTACTGTCTTAACCCATTCCTGTGAACTACCATCATATGTTGCCAATACTCCCAGAATGAAAGTACCGCCATTGGCAATTGCATCAACCTGAATTCGCGTTCCTTGCCAATACGATTGACTACGTAGATAAATGTTTACGCTCTTATCGGCCTGAATTGCATAACCAAGTTCTAATGGTGCACTGCTCTTATCTCGCATCATTTGCATGTGCGTAAAGAAACTATCGCCATTGGTAGTATTCAATCCATTTGCAATTCCACGTGCCGATAGGCTTACATAATCCCATGTACTTACTGGTGCACCATAGTTATTGGCACCATTGACACGGAATTGTACAAAACCGCTTCCGCTTTGCGAATCCTTCAGTGTTGCCACTAGATAGTAGTTATCGCCACCAGTTGTTGACGGGATGGCAATATCTCTAACTTTATTATCGGTTTGACTTGTCGAATATACACCAAGGTTAGTACGGGCATTGGTGGCATTATTGGCACCAGTACCGCCACTATTAATACCAAGGGGGGTACTTAGGATTACATCTCCATTTAATCTAATTTCACGACCGATTAGGGATAGAATTCCATTACCATCCGTCGCAGTACCACCACTTGCAATAATGCGAGAGTCATAATTCACATTTAGGCCGCTGGTATTGAAATCAATATATGATTGTACTAATTGTGTTGTCGAGCCGATCTGTACTCCAACCGTTGTACCGCCCGTATCTGGCTGTACATTCATGGTATTACCACGTGCGGTTAGATTTGCAATGGTTGCGGCGTTACTAACACCAAGTGTATTGGTAGTAGTCTTATCAACTACGATTGTACCACCAGTAATATTGACTGCATCGGCATTCTGTTTTGCCATAGTACCGAGATCATCACTTACAGTAATGAGTTTCCAGTCATTCCATGTTGGGATGGTTGCACCACTCTTATTACCACCAAAACGGTACCATACACGTTCGCCATTCTGACTTGATAGAGTTTGCTTGGTTAGATTGTCCGTATCGCTTGCATAACGTACACGCTCTACTACGAGATTAAATGATCCCTTAACATTGGTAGGTTTATTGGTAATATTGGTACCTGCACCATCGGTATTGCAGATATATAGTTGTCGTTCTCCACCACCTTTTTTATTGAATAGTAGAGTATTCAGATCGCTAGTTGTGTTATCCAATACAATGGCATATTCGGTACCGATATAACCACCATTCAATGATGACTTACCACTTACGGTTAGAGTATCGAGAGTTGCAGTACCACCAGTAATGGCTACACTTGCGGCCTGTTGCACTGCCATCGAACCTAATTGTAAATTCTTACGTGCGGCCTGTGGATCGGTTAGGTCTGCAAGGTTTGAGGAAATCTTTAATTGTGCATCATTAGTTACCTTATCCAATCCAACATCTTTATTGGTAAGATTGATATCAGTAGTTAGATCATGACCACTAATTTTACGTGTTACGGGTACGAATTTATTATTTGCCTGATCGTCGGTGAATAACTGTTTCCAGTCGGTACCTTCTCCCGCCTGTACAAATACCTTCAATTCGCCAGTTTCGGACATTACCAACTTATTAATGTTTCCATTATCGACGGTTGCAATACCAATATAATCAGTACTGGTATCGGGAGAATCGGTCTTTCCTGCCGGAACTTTATAGAATGAGTTACCATCGGGGGTGCTCGGTTGATATTGTGGTATATCATTGCCATTACTACCCACACCAAAATCACCAACATTAAGTGGTGTAGGAATGATCGCTAACATTTCGGTAACGTCTAGTGTTGGGGTAAATGTCATATCCAATTGAACAACGGCATCTTTATCCCCAGTTATGCTATATTGTGTGATTGTTCCCGGAATTAATGAATAATATGCATGTGTTTCATCCTGTCCGGTATTGAACAATCATTTGGAATTCGGTTTGATCCTTTGCATGTTCCATTAGGAATTGATGCGTTGGATCGTCGGGTAAGTAGTTAACCACGATATTAAATGGTTCTACGCTAATTTCTCCCAGTAGTTTACTATTATACTCGGAATCATAGGTATCGACATCTACGACACCATTATTTGTATTAATTTGGGGGAATTCGGCTACTTCATTAATTTCTATATTATTTTTCGAATAAAGCTGTGTGTTTTGTACATCTTCATTATAAAAGATATGAAGTCTTGCACCCGTAAAAATATTACTCATTTTATTTCCTTTTTTCGATTACTTGGATATTTATTGCGAAATTAATGCTTTGCGAACCCGTTTGTGGATCGGTGATCATGTCATTCATTACATAATCGGTTGTAATTAGTCTTAATCCATTATCATTGAATATCTTATCTTTATTATCGTCAAAATTTCCCTTTAATGTATCATACATTGCATAGGGATCTGCCCCATCTACTGGATCGGACGAATAAAGATATTGAATATTGAATGTTCCACCACGCCTATTGGAGAGGTTTACCAATGCAGTATCGAAATTGAATGAGGTTTGTTTATAGATATCTTTGTTTTTTTCGGTACGTTTTATCTTGGTATTCAGTACTGAACCATCCATAAGAATGTTCATTACATCGCGTACCTTCGATACTAAATCATCTTTCATCACTTTCTCCTCGCTGTAACGTCGATAATACCACTCAAATCATCAATAATATCGAATACGCTTAGAGTTTGACCTCGAATGATTACGGTACTACCCATATCTATATCGGGTACATCGGATTGGCGGCATGTGAACCAATGTTCATCAACGGCAATAAATCCATCCCCCGTTTCAATTTCGATATTTCTCATTTCAACAATGGACGGTACATATATACCGTCCACGTTAATTGTTTCTCCAAAGGCATTTAGAAATGAATCAATTTGATTGCTATTAAATGCCCTTGACATATTAAACAGTACCTAGATTCAGTTGAATGAAGGTTTTTGCATCACCAGTACCGGTTTTACTATGTAGAACCTTAACATCAAAGTATGATTCTTGTTGTAGACGTACAAGACCTTGTGGAATTAGGGTGTAGATATCATAAATTTGGGTAGTAGTTTGCCAATCGACAAATAGAACATCACTCCAATCACCAATTAGAATGGAATCTTTTGGTGCAAGGGTACTTGGCATTACAAATACTTCCTGATTTAACCAAAAACCTTCACCATATTGATAACCAGAAGAAATAATACCCTGATTGATAGTATTTGATAATGGTGCAGTACTGCGTAGACGGTTATACATCGCCGGAGTACAGATTGCCACACACTTAGTAATATCGACATTATTGGTTGCCAGATATTCTACGGCATCTTCGATATCCTGTGCGGTAATAGTACCTGCGGTTGCAGTATTTGCCTGTTTTGCTGCGGTGGAAACTACGCCCAATACGAGTTTCTGTAGTTTATACTGAACACGATCATTCATTGCTTTCTGTAGATCTGCCTGACCAGTTGGAGAAACTAGTAGGAATTGCTTTGATTCACGAATTGCGGCACCAAAACGTTTTGGCATCATGACTACATTGGAGAAGTTACCGAAATCATCAACAATGGCCTCACCTTCATCCAGGAACTTACCTAGTTCTAGTGGATCGGTAGATGTACCCATAGAATCCAGTACTGGAATGGTTAGGGAGTGACCTGCACCCGCACGACGAGAAATGTTTAGACGATCTAGAATGGTATTTGGGAATAGACTATCAATATATGAACCATAATATGATGTCTGAATATCACCCGCACCAGTTACAGTACCAGTAAAATCCTGTGCACGTTTATTGGTGATTAGTAGTTCTTTCGGTACTACTCCGTGACATACGACGACCAAGGGTAGTTTCTACCATTGGCATTTCCTCTACGGATAGACCTTTTAGACCACGAACTGCATTTTCATAAGATTGGTTTTTTTCCATTTGGATTTCTTCCTTAATATTAACTTTGGATTGTTTATCTGTAATAATGCGTTTAAATTCTTCTACGGAAATATCTTCCTGTGGAATTTCTACATTGAATGCCTCGGCAATGGCCTTAATTTCGATTGCACGTTCATTCTTAATTTGTTCGGTTAATTCACGTTTCTTGGCTTCGATAACCTTACTTTTGCGAATCTGTTTTAGTTCGGCTTCGAGTGCACGAACTTCATCATCGGCATTAACTTCATCATCCATTTCGTGATCATGATCAAAATCACCTTCGGCAGATTCATCATTATCGCCGTCATGGTCTGGATCATTTTCTGGGGTAGAAGTTTCGACACGTTCTTCGGTTACGGATTCCATTTCCTCCGAGCGTTCTTTTTCCATTTCTTGATTTTCTTCCATTTCCATACCTTTAGTTAGTATATTAGTTGTATTTATCCCTCGACCAATCCCCACTGAATTATCGGCAGGTACTGAAACAATGCTAATCTCATATATATTTATGTCAGTACAGATAAGGTTATTTCCAGATACTTCACTATTCAGTACTGAATAACCAATTGATACTTTGGAGAGGATTTTTTCGCGAATTAGATCGTATATTTCGGCGGACTTGCCAACACTACCAAAACGAACAATTGCACGTCCTTTACGTTCGTTATCATCAATCCATGCCTTTTCAACTACGCCAATTGGTTCGTCAAAGTCATGATTGAATAGTACTGGGCCATTATTAACTAAGCGGTCAATATTAACGGTATCATTCGTTGTCATTAGAATCTCATTCAGTACACGACCATTATATTCTCGTGGTACTGGTTCCTCTGACATAAACGATAGTTCAACCGTTCTATCGTCATTCACTTGGGTTAGTATCATCTCCCTCGTTTGGGTCTGTTTCACTTTCAATTTCCTTATTGTCAGTTAGTATTTTCTCTTGCTCGATTTGTTGGAAAGTAATGATTGGATCTCCACCACGTTTGGCAATTGCTTCCTGTTTGGACATTAGGCCAGCCTCTACCAGCATGATTACCTCTTGTGCATCCTTAATTGGGTCTAGGGATTGTTTACGCTGGTTGATGAATTCACAGTCATTTAATTGATCAAGTTGAGTAAAACTAAACTCCAATCTATTATTTAGTAGTTCATTCTTTACCCACATTTCATATAGTGGTTTCAATACTTTACTTTTGAATAGATTTGAACGTACTGCGAATGCACCAGCTTGAATATTCTCGGCAAGTTTAGCTCCGTGAAAAACTGGCATCACTTACATCACCAGTTAATGCCTGTGGTGTAATATTCAGACTCATTGCAATAGTTTTATAAAGTTCACTGGTATATTCCTTGATACCATCTACGGCAAGTTTTGGATTAAATTCCTTAATGTCCTTACCCTCCTGTAATTCGATCATTGCACCAGGTGCATAGTCATGTTGATATTGTGCAATTTCTTCTGTATTAAGATTGACATACTGATCGTTGGTATTGGGAGTAGTAATAAATCCCATCAGGCTAGTACTGAGAACCTTACTAGATAGTGAACTATCCAGGAATTTTTGCATATTCTTTAGGGATTCAACACCATTCACAACATCTGGTATACCACGTTGTTGATTCACCCATGCAGGTTTGAAGTAATGGAGCATATTTTCGAAGGGAATACGTTCGAAGTTTTCCATTTCATAGGTGTACATAATTGGATTATATCGCATCACATATACGGCAATTGGCTTGCCATTCTTATCAAATTCTATTCCGTTACTAATGTATCGACCACCAGCCAACATATTATTGTTTGTGGTGGGTACACGTGCCGAATCAATCATTTCAACCTTTAATACACCATTAATGCTTTCAACATGTAGCCATGACTCACCATCAACGGCTCGCGTTTCTTCCATCAAATGTTGCATGGTGACAATATCCATATTGCCTTGTACTGAAAACTGGTTGGCATCAGTAGCCCATTTATAGAATCGTTTTTCTAGTTCCTGGGACAATTCAATATTTTTTTCCATATCGTCAAACATGTTAACCATTGGTCTAATGTAGATCCCATCACTACCTATTACCTCACGTACTGAAACGGTAACATAATTGGAAAAAATCCCATTAGTCATTTTTAGGTTACGTGAACTCATGCGGAATGGACGTAGAAAACCATTAATTACCTTATTAATATCGGTTGTATCCATATAGATACCGTTATTGAAAAGGTTATAGGCTGCGTAATCCCCTTCTGGTATTCCACGTGTCATTTTCTGGTTAGTACTGTAATGATATTTACGGGCTTTTGGTGTTACTGGTTTAGTACTAAATTTATAGTTTCGTTTTCTTGCCATAAAAATCTTCTCTAATTGTTAGTTGGGTAATACTCTTGAATGGATCATTACCCGCATTTAATTTTGCCTTAGCAAGTAATTCATTTAAACGTTTAACATATTGTGCACGTAAACTGGTTAGTGCATCGGGGGAGTAATACATCAATTGTTTATTGTTAATATTTATACTTTGAACTCCATCACCTTTTAGTTTATTTAGTATTACGGTATCAATTTCATCAAGTAATTTTTTGATTTCGTCGATCTCGCTGGATATTTCGGTTGGATCAACTACCATAAATTGATTAACTACGGGAGTATTACCATATAATACGGCAGTGGCGACCATTGCCGCCCAAGCAGTAGTATCAATTACGGTAAATGGAGCTTCATACTCAATCTCGGTTCCATCTCCGAGAATAACCTTGAATGCATTAATACTGGCATCATCAAACGCTGGCATGATTGGAATACCCTTATACATCTGACCAGAAAAATTAAATGGTACTGCTCTAATTGTTGGCATGATATTTCCTTATGTGAACCTTATTCCACGTGGACGACTACCCAATAAATTTTGTTGCGGTTTTATTAGATTGACCTGTGGTTTTGGTTGTGGTTGCTGTGGTATTTCAGTACTGATATTTGCAAGTTTGCTTCGGTTTTCGCTATATAGTCGTAATTCGTGGAATGGATTTCTACCATTTATGGCAAGATTTGCCTGTACCCACTTATTGCAAATTAATGCATAGCATAAACAGTCCAGTGCCTCATTACGTTCACCACTTAGTTTCTTTTCCCAGAAGTAATTGCCACCCTTAAGTACACGAACTTCGCTGGTTAATTGCATGAAGTAGTCGTCACTAACTGTTGCACTAAAATATATTTGCGTTTTGTCGGTATCATCGGGATCTACCAGGCATTGTTGTATAAGTCTATAGATATTATCCTTACCCAAGTTTACATTCAGATTCCAATGTTCCTTACCCTCGGTTTTGGTTTTCTTGAATAGTGGATGACCATTACTACCACTTGGTGCACCCTTAATGGGGGTGAATAGGCGTTTACCTTGTCGTGATCCAAACTTATAACTAATGCGATATATGGTATCGGTGGCATTACCATTCGAACTATCGATGAAAGATCCCAATAGTGGTACTTCCCTACCGCTTACCGTCTTGAATGGTTGATTTAGAAAGTTTGCCAATTCGGCATAAACGGGACTTTCTACCTTAGTACAATCAACGCCGAAATGACTACGATGATCCAGTACATAAATCTTCTTCTCATTGTCCGTAATACCAATGATTGTAGTTTCAAGTCTATCTAATTGTTGGTCAGTACCAGACACGAGATATAAAACATCGTCGGGAATGTTACCCAGGTTAAATGTAAAGTCTCGTTTGTTTTCGAGGTGGGTAAATTCAATTTGCTTGGACATTGGATCTTCGTATGGTAATCCGAGATTCAAATTGTAGAATGACTTCAAATCAAAGTTATAATGTTTCTCGGCAAATACGCCCACAATCTTTTTTATAGTACTGAATGGTGAATACAACTCACTTATATGATATCCGTACTACATCCTTAATTTCGGGGCGTGTTGGTACCCATTTACCCAAAGTAATCATCTTTGCACGTTGGATTTCATTGATAATGCCGTCACAATGAGGACAATGTAATTCGGCAGTTTCGGGATCTGCCTTGGCTCTCCCACGTGAACCCTCAACCTCTTTAAACTTGAATCGTACATTCTCCCATACCAATTCATGAAAGGTTTCGCAGTGTGGACATGGGACATGAAACTTTCGTTGGTCTGAGATCGCCCATTGTTTCATTATGGTATCGTCTGGTTCCAGGGGCGTACTGGTGATCACCATCAATGAGGCGTTATCGGTCTTACTACGTTCGCTAATTAAGGCAATGGGATCGCCCTCCCTATCGTCTGCCTTTAGGGGTGCAACCTCATCCAGTATTAGATACTTGGCATATACCGAACGGGAACCACTTGGGGCATTCAGGTTAGTAAAGAAGATATCTGTACCATCCTTTAACTTTTGCTGTACTTCGGAGTTAGTACTATTCTTATCCGATTTGGATGACATGATTGATTGCATGATGGGGGAATAGTTAATACTGTTTTCCCATTTACCCTTACGAAATTTTCGTAGTAGGTCTAATGCCCCCATACCAATGATGGTATTTGCCGGACGGTTGACAAGTAAGTATTGGGCGATACTCATTCCGCACTGTAGTTTTCAATAGTTGTGCAGATGATACGGCGACAATCTTACGTACTTCGGGATTAATACATTGGTCTATCGGTTCTTTTTGAAACTCGAATATTTTCATCTTCTGACCACCTGCCACACCATCGGGAAAGTACAGATGTTCTTCTACCCAATCCGAGGGTTTATTTTTTCTTGGTGGTCTTAGTGCTTCGTTTGCCTTGTTTAATAGGGCTTTCAATTTCTCGTTCATACTTTACGCTTCCTGCGTCCTCCAATACTTCATCAATCTTTTCCTGAAAGATGAATTTAAACTTTACTGGATCTTCGGCCTCGATCCTCAGTTCATCACTTATCAGTACTGGAATACTCCTAATCTTATTCTTTAGTTCGGTAGTCCATGTAAGTAAATCACTCTCGATATCTTCGAGTTTAATTACCGATTTTTCCAGTATTTGTTTTTCCATTTCCTTTAGATCGGCATTGGCCTTTTTAAGTCGAGTATCTTCCATAAGATTCTGACGTTTCAATTCGGGATCTGCCTTACGCAATGGATCGATTTTATTTTGAATAATCCATCCAAATATTAATTCGTTATCCCATTCCATATTAAGCCCGTCATTCTGCCAACGTGATATCACGGCAACGTCCATCCCATATATTTTGGAAAGTATTGTTGGAGTTAATTTAATGTTGTTCATATTTTATTCCATGCAAGTATTCAGTACTGAATTATTTAGTATAAGATCCCATTGTTGATGAATCCGTGTATTTTTGATACGAAAACAAAAGGATTCGCGGCCAAAACTCGCTTTATACCCACTTCAGGAGGAACCTAATGAGTAATTAGTTCACTCACGTAATTGAGCTATACATCTCACTACCGGTATATAATGAATAGTATCCAGTACTGAATTAACTTCGAAAATAGATACAGTTCCAACATATGATGACTCATGATCTGTTATATGAATATGATGATTCCTATTAACAATATATCCATCACCATTTCGTACCCCAATGTACTGTAATTCATATCTATATCCATTATGGTCAATATAATCACCAGTTTTCATTAATTGCTCTCCATATAAATTAACAGTACTGCTACCCTATGATGTACCTGCTCACCGTTAACTCTTGTATTATAAATGAGTTCATTGGCTATATCTCTCATATACCTGATGTGTTTTCGTTCGTTAGGTTTTTTAACTTCCTTACCAGATACAATAATCTTCCCATTAACTGGATAGTACTGAATGTATTTGTATTTGATTATCACATTATATTTATCAATGAATATTCGAATGAAGTTAACACCATTGGGGTAAACAATTTCGGCATTGATTAGTTCATCATGTCTTGTACTGTCATATCCGTGAATACTCCCCATGTTCATCAATGATAGTAGTTCCCTTTTCATAATGTAGATATGTAATCATTTGGAGGTTCCTTTGCATTATAAATCTTATTGGCAGCATAGATAATATGATCAATATGTGGATGCACTGTCATCTGCTGAAAATACATTGCTTCATCAATATCGATGAATGTATTAATGTCCAATTCGATAGTACTGCCATTGTAATCATTAATATAGAATTCATAATCGGTTTCAGAATACTTGATACCAATTATTTTAAAATCATTGCATCGGTAATAGTATTCAATACAGTTATTACCATAATAGAAATCTTCGTGGATCATGTGGTACCCTCCATAACGATATTTATGAGTAGGCTGTGGGTAGTACTGGATAAAGTGAGATAATGCCATACAGGACGTTACAGAACGTTTGGAGGGGTGTTTTGTGGCATACAAAGCCCAGTTATTCTGGGCATATTTTTTGTTATATCACCTTCCATTCAATATATGATTATTAACAGTTCGATATTTAGTTGGAACATGTTCCCTATATGAATGTAAGTTAGTTATGCGTTCTATACGAATTACACAGGTAGAACTATTATTGTCGTCATAGTAATAATTCACAGGACATTCACTGCTAAATTGTGGTCTATATGTTTTCCCCTCCACGATGGGGAACATAACTAGGGGGCGTGGATTTCCATCCACATAACCTACAACTGCATTTTTCATAATATTGGCATTAGAACTACAGGATACAGTGCAGATAACTACACATAGCCCCATAAAGAAGTTTGCAGTCTTACCTATTTTAGTAGTGAATTCAATTGCAAAGTTATTGATATGGTTTATTGAAAAGCATTGTTTTTTGTTTTTAATTTCATTATTAAGTACAGCTATAATGTTCATATTTTTTTTACCTTATTTTTGATTGCTTTTTCCCTGGACCATATCAATGGACCTTACATTGTCAAGAATATTTTTATTCGCACTGAGAGATAATAAAATGTAGAAAACACAAAAGCCCACTGTATTACGCAGGATATGATAAAAACGTATAACTATTCCTCATTTCCATACATATATTTTTGTAGTGCTGCCCTCGCTTCTTCGTTGGTGTTTTCATTGACAAATAGCATGTAGGTTGTATCAATTTTGTTGTATTGCGTTTTCAACTGGTTTACTGCCTGCTCTGTATCTACAATATCCGAAACGTTTTGCAAGTCTTCAATTTTATTCTTGATATCTAGTAGTTGTTCGTGCAAACGCAACTGTACTGCTGATTTAACCGAGAATTCGTGTTGTCGTAGTTGTTCTTCATATTGTTGTGAAATCATTATATCTCCCTGTAAACTCTTTGAGCGATCATGGGGTTTCGAACCCCACTAGTAAAAGTCGGAAGCTTTACCGATCACCTGAGATCTGACCGCATCGCATTTCTACTTATATATTTATCATTTACAAAGAGATGCAACAGCACACTATATCATTCATATAGTTATGATATATCAGTACTGAGAGCCAGTATATTTTGTATACATTTTAAGCACTCGCCTACATTAAAATAATCACACTATAAAATCATTAGCAATATAACCATGTAAAATATATACCTATATCACATTTTCAATATATTATATTTTACTATCACATTGAAAATCCTCATCATAATCCTTTTCAATTTATAGGGATTTATATGAAACTTACGCGTATTGATATTCAGAATTTTAGAGGCATTACTTCTGCATCGATTAATCTTGAAAACTTCACTACTTTAATCGGTTCTAATAACATCGGAAAATCAACAATACTCAAAGCAATTAAAATATTAGTAGATACGACAAATCCCACTTCTGACGATTGGCCGTTTAGAACTGCTAGTGATGATGAGATGATTATTACGGGGCATTTTTCAGATATACAAGAGGCCGAACGTTATAAACCTGCAATCTCCAACCTCATTCATGATGACAAACTCTCCATTAGAGTTAGAACCAAATGGGATCATGATAATGAATGCATGGGTTCACCAATATATGAAGTATATTATAATAAAGAAGAAATCGAAAATTACTCTGCATCAATAACTACTGCAAAAAACATTCCTTGGTTATTTGAAATCATTAAAGAACTTGGATGCACTAACAGTAAAGCATATAAAGAAATGCAAGATGATGTAATTGGGGTGATTAAACAAAGATACCCCGAAAAAGTTACATCTTCATTATGTTGGACATCTGATGGTATTAACTTCAAAAATAGCTTACAACAAGCATTACCACACGTTCTATACATCCCTGCCTGCTTTAAAATTGAGGATGATCTTAAATCTCAAAAAGGAACACCGTTTGGATTTTTATTTTCAAATAGAGTATACCCTGTTTTACAGGCTGATTCATCATTCGAACAATATACATCCTCACTTGACAAGCTACATAAAAAAATGAAAGGTGAATTGGATGGTGAACTGATTGAAGGTTTGCAGGAGCTAATGGAATCCATTACTGAATCATTGAATCAGGTAATGGATCTCAAATCTAAGGTAAAATTGAGCCTCACTGAAATAGATATTAATGCTGCATTGATGAAAGCAGCGACGTTAGTTATTGAAGATAAATTAGAAACTCAACTTGAATATCAAGGCAGTGGTGTTCAAAGAGCATTGGCTTATGCCTTGCTCGAGTCAAATGCTCTTTTCGAAGTAACAGAATCACAACGTTCAACACTAATTCTTTACGAGGAACCAGAACTATATATTCATCCTCATTTAATGAGATTACTTAGAGATAAACTTAGAGAGAAATCATCTGTCTCTGCTTGCCAAGTTATTGTTAGCACACATTCACCATTTTTAATCGATATCGCTGAAAACCCTTCTTCATTGAAGTTAATAAAAGACAACCATGAAGGAAAGCGAACTGTACATGAAATAGATGATACTATTTTTCATATGGATGCAGAATATAATGAACGAGAAATGCTTAGAGCTGCCCTAGATTTTCATCCAACTGTTTGTGAAGCTTTCTTTGCAAAGAGGGTTGTTGTTGTCGAAGGAGACACTGAAGTGGCAATTCTCAGATTTGCCTCGGAATTGTGCGATAAATTCGGTATCGAGAGCAGTCTTATTAGAGATACTACAATTGTATCTGCCGGAGGGAAATGGACAATTCCAGCAATCGCAAGAATACTCTCAAAACTTAACATTCCGTTTAAAGTTGTACATGATACTGACAGAAAAAATATGAGCGATGCCGAAATTGCCACTATATCTGCAATTAATGCCTATCGAGCGAATGAAAAAATTGCCAATATTGTTGGTCACGATAAAGTATTTTCTGTTGATGATACCTTTGAACATTTACTTTGGGATCCGACTGAAGATGGTAATGCTCCATCTGAAGGAGGTAAACCGTTTAATGCCTGGAAACGCGTTCGCTCGTTCCTTGATGGAAGTATTACTCTAAATCCAAAGTGTGAAGCAAAATTAGCTTCTGTACTGCGATTCATTTATGAATAACCGCTCCTGATAAATACGCCCCAATTATCTTATTGGGGCGTATTTCATTGTGGTATTCTTAGATAGGAATCTTATTTTTATCCTTATTCCCCTCTCGTATTTAACCATTGATTCATTTTAATCCATTAATATATTCACTAATAAATTTAATGAATTTTTTAATTTCCTCATTTTTCATTGCCTCAAACTGAACATAATATTCACCCAGATGCATTTTCAATATCCTATCAGTAACAAACGTAGAAGCTATTTTTCGCATCTCACTATATATAGCATACGCTTTATTACTAGCATTTTCATCTAACAACATACAAATGTGGTATAGAGCCTTTTCACTGCTGGTAAAAAGAGTAGGTACATAATCCTGGACATCACTAATACCGCTCGCAGCTCCATTTTCACGTGCATACTTGACGTCTTTATAAAAAGACTCTATAAATTCATTTGTTAGTGCTAATAGTTTATCTCGCTTCCATTCATTACGTGATTTATTTCTATTAATATGATTAATACATAAATTAATCACAGCCGATAGTATAACACCACTAAGTGCAATTAGTGCGGAATATATTAGTACTGCATCCTTATTCATGACAAGAACCTCAAACGCAGAAAATGTTTGTAATCACTTCAGATTTATTAATGAAGCCATTACATACTTTCTTGATGTTTTTTGATTTGGTTTTCATACCATTAGTATAATTAACCAGTTTATAATATGCATTGTCATTTTGTTTTATGAATTCCTTTTTCGGTACTCGTATATTACCAAAGTGATTAGATATGCTAATTTTGAATTCTCTTTCCATTGCCTCAATATAGCATTGGTTTTGCTCTGAAAATTCCGAAAACAATTTCCCTAAATCGTTTAGATCCTCAGTTAATTGTTTATATAAAAAATCCCATTCATCATTAAGGTGCAACCCATAAGTTGCAATGGAATTTAGTTCTTTATCTAAAGATTTCTTATACTCATTAAATTTGAATAATTTAGCACTAATATTATGAGTATTAGAAATGAAACCGTTCAATTCAACATCTGAAATTCCTTCATCAGCAATATCATTATAGAATTTCACAACATCACCAATTGATTCTTCCAATTTAATGGACAATGGTAATATTTCATGAAATGATTCATTAAAGAACTTAATAGCAAGTTTATAACCCTCTTGTGCCGTGAATTGGGCTAAATAGTTTCTTGCCGTTAGTACAGCTCCCACAGTTGCACAAGCCATGACTATGTTACAAACTGAAGAAATCCAATCAGGGTAGCTCCCCTTATCAACTCCTTTCGAAACATAAACATCCAATAACATCCAGGCAATTCCGCCTGCTGCAAATGCAAAAAAATATTTCTTACACATGCCCCAAAATCTAGTAAAATAGATCACAATGACCTCTTCAAATCAACCATCTAAACTTACCATCGTTCGCTAGTACATCTGTACTTAAAGCACATATAACACGCTTAATGCATTAACTTACATTTTATATCATAATACATCATTCCTTTTTCATCCTTATACACATTCCCATAATAGTACCCATCATCACTCACCCTACTTGATATTAAGTATTCTCTATATTCATCGTTGATGTCAGGGGCGGTCATATACCGATATGAATCATATTTCCTATCATAATACCTAGTCACATATTGACTATCATCTGTGCTCGTTATTATCCCACTAATATCCCAACATTTAAAATCAGGAACATTGGCATATGCTGTAATTGATAGTAACTGCATTAAAATTAATATTTTTTTCATTATATAAACGATTCCTATAAACGATGTTGTACCCAACTCAAGACCCTAGTTAGAGACAAACCACCACAATTATTCAAGAGTTGGGTACTTGGAAAGTATGAACTGAACATCAAAAACTTGCAACGCTTTCATTGTACTACTCTTTTGGTTTAACGTATCATTGTGGAATAGCATATCCCTTTAAGACCTAAAATTTGGTTTTGCGAACTAAAAATGATTATAAAAACACACTGAGTAAGTTACTATACTAGCAATACATATGTATCAAGGAGAATGCATTGGATACTACAGAACAGATAAATGGATATTACTTCGATGGGAAGTCCAATCTAAGCGAAAGTGAACTGTTGTTTTGGCTACTCATGGATGAGAGTTATAAACAGTTTGGTGATTTGCTGGATTACTTCGCGTGGGGCTCAATGATTCTTAGTCTTCCTCTTGTTCCAGTACGGGGCAAGGTTGACTATCGGCGTGCAACTAGAGGTACAAGCCCACTCTCCCTGGTTTTTCGTAAGGTGTTCACTGGTTCCTTTGAGACACGTAAGAAAACACTTACTATTAAGTCGATACTCCGCAAGGATTGGGCATACACTACCAGTATTGGCGGCTATATTGGACGTTGGGTACCGTGGATTGGTGTTGTGATCACTGTTTATGATATTGGTGTCATTACTACTAATGTTGTTCACCGTTATCGATTAATTACGGGGAAATAGGTATGGATATCGATGCTACTGTTCACAGACTGATCGAAAAGCACTTTTGGAAGATGGACAATGATACATCACTAAGTGATGGTGATCATATAGTGCTCCCAGAGGATATGAACTCATTTCTAAATGATTACTCTGAATCATTGAATGTTGATATCGAGAGTTTTAACTTTCGTCGCTATTTTCCCAATACGGGTATTTGGTTTCTTCCAAACGCCATTCTTCCTGAATACCTCAAAACAGACCACCACAAACCGGAACCATTGACGGTACAAATGTTTATTGAAAGTGCTAAGATTGGAAAATGGCTTTATGATTAAGGTAATTATCTCTTTATCATTTATCTTTTACTATTAATAAGTATCATCACTCATGAAGTTTTGGAATAACATACTGCTTTCTACCGTTCTTGTATTATTCATTGTAGCCATAGTTACATTTATTAAAGTTTTAACTTATGGAACTGGTATTACAAACTTGATTAGTACTATCGAGGTAGGTAGCCTTACAGATATCATAAGTTCTTTGAGTACCCTCGGTACTCTAGTAATTGCTTATCTCGCGTATAAATCGGCTCCACTATGGATTCGTGAAAAGCAAAATGAAGAAGGTTTCAATCATGTTAGCTCGATTCTTAGAGACTATGATAGCATTGTTTTGGAATTGCGTAATATTTACTGGGATGTGTTCCCTGGTGCTATTACTGTTTCTAACCAACAAGAAATAAGGAATAATATTAACAAATGTACTGAAAATTATTTCTCATTAGAATCAAAACTTAAAGCTTGTAAAAGATGGAAAATCGAGTACCCACTTGAAGTAGAGACGCACTTCAAATAATTCTTGATTTTTATTCAAAGGCATTAGACGTTGCTGCCATCCAGCAGTTTGGTGATTATAATAGGGCATTTCAATTGCAACAAGATTTAACTGGTATACGAGATGAGATTATCAATGATAGAGAGTTTTTTCTTCGTGATATCGATGATATCTTCAAATTCCAACAATAAAAATAGTAACACATGATATTTCATTTGGAATCCATGCACCAAGTTATCTTATGCCACAAAAATCCCACCTCATGGGTGGGATCATTTCTTCGTATGGATTGAATCATATTAAGCTGATGGCTGTTATTATGGCTTGTGTGTACCATTCATAGTTTTCATACAATACTAAATTTGTTACGGGGATTATCTTCGATAACAACGGTTCATATTGATTATTGATCCAACATTGAACACGAATGCATTTATGAAATGCACAATAATCGATTTCATAATGTTTCATATTATTCTCATTTGGAGCGGTACCGGGGCAACGATCCCCGCTGGAAAAAATCGGAAGTTTTTCTTGTCACCATAACCTACCGCATCGCATATACTACTATTTATCATTTGTGATAGGTGAAGAATTACTTTCATTACTAAAATTTGTAGTAGTAAATTATCATTCCATAATTGAGTACCGTATACAGTTATAATTTATACGAACCAGTTTCACCACCGCGGATTTTCATCATCATGTCATCGGCGGCTGCGTTACCAGTGCTTTTGAATTCGGGCATAGTGTGAAGATATTCCTTTAATGTAATTTCTTTCCCTTTTTTATACTTGTCTACTTGATCCTGATACATTACACGTAATCTTTCTGGATAGTCTTTAGTGGTTAACATTACCTCTTCACAATTTGGCATCATATCGAGTATTGATTGGTATTGATCCAATGAATGTAACTCCGTGAATCCGTCTTGAATGAAATACTGTCCAGTAATTGGATCAACACATTCAAAGTTTTGATGTATCTCTTGCTCTAGTGAAATGGCATCTGATTCGGTCATTGCCACTGATTTAGTCATTAGAGTAACTTTAATGAGAGTTGTTTCTTGAATTCCAAATAATCTCACTTCTGGCTGTTTTGAATATCCAACTTTAATTAGAGTTACATCGCGTGTTTCAACTGCCATTGTATAGATGTAATGATCTTTTAAATTTAACATTTTAATTCCTTCTGTATGGCTCTATGAGCGGTTATTAGTTGTTTGTGATAATTCGGTACTGTCGTCCCGTTTAAATCGCGTGGCGGGCTTCCTGTGGCGACTGCGTAACACTTTAATATAATGGCTTCGCCAATCAGTATTGCTATCGCTTTTAAGAAGAAGTATATCAGTACTGAAGTAATGGCTTTAGCCTTTCCATCTCTTGACCTTCTTCACTCCAGAATAAGATCCCCAAACAAGTATTTCTCTAAATCAGGTACTAGAAAACAAAAACAAGAAAGTATCTGATCTCTAGAAGTCAATGAAAAACCATTTTATTGTATTTGTCGCAGTTGCCGGAGGCGACGGCGAAAAGCCAAATAAAAACGATCTTATCTTAATTTTTAAAGGGCTGACGTAAGGCAGACCTTCAAGAAATGAGATATGGACAGTAGCCCCTGCGGGCAGTTTAAACCATTTATTACAACACATATTATATCTTTAATAGGTAGGAAAACCTCTGTAACCCGCATTCTACCGTAGTGGTTTTCCTACCACCTTAATCATCACTTACGCTTTAAATAATCCATTATTAGCTTTGGTTCAACCCCATTTGCCAATAGATTATCCAGGTACTGTTTAACTGAATCATCCAGTACCGGAACCTTAATCAATTTCTCAATGTTCATACTTGCCTCTCTACATGCTTTTCCATAATTTTCAATACTAGCCCTACCTAATAATTTCAATCCTTCAAATTCGGTACTAAACCATTTCAACCATTGGATGTTAACGAAACCATCAGAATCAAGCATACTATTACGAATATATTTGATATCTTCATTACTAAATTTATTAATTACCTTTGAAAGATATGTTTCTGTAATGAATTCATTAATGCATTTACCAACATTTTCATTTGTCAGTACTGATACCTTTCTTAATGCATCGAATACGTATCTTACTTTTATTCCCTTAGTATTACCGAAATTAGATTTATCGGTACTGCTTAGAATAATCGCTTTGTACTTGTTGGACAATCTTGAATAGGACTTACCATTTAGAAATGTAACGACATTCGAATTATCACGTGTTGCTTTTGGTCTAGCCATAAATACCTCCAGTAGTTTGTTATTATTTTTACTCCATGTTGCCAGTACTGAATTATCCGCAGTACTGGCATTTTTTATTTGATGAAAAACTTACTCATTGCACTATCTACTAATTTTTTATAGCCTTTATTACGATTATATTCGTGTGTTACAATTCGTAGATTTGAAATATCATTATTATGAATATTGCCATCCTCATGATCCACTTCAAAACCTTCGGGAGTTTGGCCTTTATATTCCATGACCATTAACCATTTATGGATTGGATAATTAAATTTCTTACCATCAATTGTTAGACTTAATTGTTTATATCCATTACCATTTCCATTATGGTTTTTATTGTTTGGTGTTAAAACCCTATCAGTTCCAGTGCTGATATTACGAACAAGTTCACCATTTTTATAAATTTCAAAATTTCCAGTGGAAAAATAACTTCCATTATCTTTATAACTAAAAGTATGAATTGTTACTACACCATCCTTTGTTGTGTTTTTTAGGTTGATATTCATATTACATCCATGTATCAAACTCACTTCCTGTGAGTTATATTGTCGAAAGTTTTATACCATTTCGTTACTCTTGGGTATTATAATTTCACCTTTACCAGTACTGCTCCTACTATTAATCCGCATATAAATGAAATCATTTGCTTCTTGCTTCCTGTATTAGTTTATCGATTATCTTCTGTGCCCCACCATTTTCTCTTAACCATTTCTTGATACTCGGCGTTACACGTAGATCCACACGTTCTGTTTTTGATTCGGTTCCCTTCAT